CGTTCAACAAGTGGAAGCCTTGGCAGAGAGTGCTGTTTAACGTGGTTGTCATTGGTGGCGGTAAGGAATGGTTTGATTCGCGGCATCCAAATCGACATACAGCGGAGTGGGGAGACATTGCCGCTGACGCCGTTGGTGCTGTTAGTGCAGAGGGTGTTGTGTGGCTCGTGCACAAGACGTGGTAATGGCTCTAATATAAAACTTAGGTGACGTAATCCGGCTAGGGGGAGAAGGCACTCCACATCAAATAAAATGCAGTGGTTACGCATTGGGGTAGCGGGGGAGAAGGTGCGCTATCCATTATATTAGAGCATGTAAAGAGGTGGCAAAATGGTAACAGATAGTTTTACAGGTTTCGGTACACTGAATGAGCATGCAAAAGTAAAATTACAAACCGAACTGATGAAGAAGGCGGTTTTCAAAGAATTATCCGAAAGCCAAGAAAATGACGGACATTGCCCGTGGACTCCTAGCCAAGAAGATATGATGGCTGAAGATTGGGAAATAAAAACGAAAACAGTAAGCAACACAAAAACTGACAGGGACGGGTTGCTGTATCTCTCAATGTTATTATTTTTCTTTGCGTTGGAACAAAGAAAAAACGAATGTTAAGGGGGCAATGGACTGATGGACTTTCAAAATAAAGCAATCAGAAACTATCTTAAAGTTTGCTCAAGAAAAGAATATGAATCTTTGATTTACGAAAGTAAATTAACCCCGAACGAATCGGCGGCAATAGAATTATTCATTTTAAATGAAATGCCGTTAATTGAAATTGGGGAAGTTTTGAAATGTTCAGGTCGAACAGCTTCCAAAATAATTAATCATGCTTACGCTAAAATAGCAAAAGCGAAAAAATGAAGAAAGAAAAAAAGAAGGGTTTTCTCTTTAAAGAAAATCCTTCTTTTTTTATGCAAAAAACAGGCAGGACACATCGGATTAATTTTGAGAAAATATAAACTAAACAAGAGGGGGCGGCGCAATGTATGCAGAGTATAACAATAACCCGCAAAATAAACGAGTTGGCGATTGTGTAATCAGGGCGATTGCAAAAGCCTTGGGAAAAGAATGGAAAGAAGTATATATAGATTTGGCAATGGAAGGATACAAACAGGCGGACTCATTTCAAAGTTTGGCTGTTTGGGGAAAATATCTGAAAGATAACGGATGGGAACAAAAGCTATTGCCGGATACGTGCCCCGCGTGCTACACAGTAGAGCAGTTTTGCAAAGATAATCCGCAGGGCTATTTTGTGTTGGTTACGGGTTCTCATGTAATCGCGGTGATAGATGGTGTGTATTTTGATACGTGGAATTCTGGGGATGAAGTGCCGGTTTATTTCTTCAAGCGGAAAGAAGGAAAAAAGCAATGAATATGATGTGGCAAAATCAACCAACGGGACAACAAGCAACGAATAATTCAATGGTCGTATTTGTGCATGATGAATCTATGGCAATAAATTATCCGGTCAATCCTGGAACGACGGTGGCGGTTCTTATGGTTGATGACCCGAACAACGGGAAACTGTATATAAAATCAGCTGAACCGAATGGATGCCCAAACCCTATGCGGGTTTTTTCGTTGAAAGATATTACCCCGCAAAAAGTAAATGGGGATATGGTATCAAGACAAGAATTCGACAAAGTAAATAACGAATTGCAGGAAATTAAAAACCTGCTGGCAGGTTTGAATAAACAGCAAGGAGGAAAATAAAATGATGAATCCTATGGAATTACTAAAGCAGTTTCCCAAATTCAAGCAGGATATGATGGCAAAAAATCCCGGCATGAATCCGCAGGAAATGGTTAATCAAATGGTTTCCTCCGGCAAAATCAGTCAGCAGCAATTTGAACAGGCGCGGCAAATGGCGCAGCAGTTCGGCAGTATGTTTAAATAGCTTTCAACCTTCACGAAGTTGAAATATATTCCTATCTATTTTACAAAAGGAGCGTGTTTCAAAATGGCTTTTGAAAATGCAACTGGTGGTCTTTCGGCGGCAGATATGGCGGCAGTTATGCGTGGTGGCTCTGGCGGTGGCTGGGGCAACGATGGCGGCTATGGCGGTTGGTGGATTATCCTGTTTTTCTTAATCGCTATGATGGGCGGTTGGGGTAATAATGGCTGGGGCAATAACGGCGGTGGCGGTGCGATGCCGTATATCGGCGCTACGGCAGACATTCAGCGCGGATTTGACCAGCAGGCCACTACGGGGCAGATTAGCGCATTGCAGGCGCAGGTCGGCAATGGCTTTGCTGATGCGGCAGTTGCGCAGTGCCAGGGCAATGCAAATACTGTAGCTGCTATCACGAATGGCCAGTATGCGACGGCACAGGCTATTACCGGGGCTAAAGATACTATCGCAAACGGGACGAATCAACTTGCAATGAGCTTGCAGAATTGCTGCTGTGAAAATCGTGCAGGACTGGCCGATTTGAAATATACGGTCGCTACAGAAAACTGTGCTGACCGCCAGGCACTTTCTGACGGCCTGCGTGATGTAATGGCGCAGGCCACAGCGAACACGAACGCGATTATTCAGAGTCAGAATCAGGGCTTCCAGAGTGTCCTTGACAAGTTGTGTCAGCTCGAACTTGACAACGTGAAGCAGGAAAACGAACGCTTGCGCACGCAGCTGAATCTCGCAGGTTTGGCAGCAAGCCAGACGGCGCAGACGGCACAAATTTTGCAGGGACAGAACGCGCAGGCGCAGTATGTAGTCGGTCAGTGTTGCCCGAAACCCGTCCCCGCTTACGTGGTTGCGAACCCTAACGGATGCGGCTGTGGTGGTTATGGCGGCTGTGGTGTGTGATAGGAGGTGCCCATCATGGCAGAATGGAGCGCAAACGCAGTACAGACCGTGCAGCCGGGGGAAGAAATTGTCTTTACGGAAAATCCCGTACCTTGTGCCAGGGAACTTGTCTGGGAACGTGACGGCACGGGGCTTTTTGAACTGAAAGGCTATACGCCGAACGTTCGCCGGTGCAAATGTCAGCCTGCCCCGTCCGCAGTATATCAAGTAGACTTCGGCGCAAATGTGGCTATTCCCACGGGGGAAACCGTGGAGCCTATTTCGCTGGCTATCACATTGAACGGCGGCACAATTCCCGCATCTACAATGATTGTTACTCCGGCAGCAGTGGAAGAATATTTCAATGTCTCGCGTGCTATTAATGCGCTGGTTCGCAAAGGGTGCTGTGAGACATTGACGATTCGAAACACAAGTGAAATTCCAATCCTGGTGCAAAATGCAAACGTGATTTTTGCAAGACCAGATTTGGCAGTATCGCGATAGGAGGGGCAGTCATGTATGCAATGGAAAAATTAAAGAAGGATATTGATAGTATTCTTGAAGAACACGCCGAAAAAGGTATCAAGGATTGCAAGACTCTTGAAATTGTCAAAACGGCATTGAGCGCGAAAAGCAAAATCCTCACGATTGAAGCTATGGAGCGTGTGAACGAGGAAGGTTTCAGCCGTGGTTATGACCGCAGGGCAAACGGTCAGTTTAGGGACGGCGGCAATTATGGTCGGATGTACCGGGACGAGGACGGCGGCGAATACCAGGACGGCGGCTATCGTGACGGCGGCAATTATAGCCGCGGTTATCGTGATAGCGGTCGCGAATACTTGCAGAAAATGTTACAGCACGCAGAACCGCGTGAACGTGAAATCATTGAAAAAATGATGCACAAATTGTAGAATACAAAAAGTGCAGGCAGGAGGGGGAGAAATCCCTCTCTTTTGTGTTCAAGGAGGTTTTGCAAATGGAAAATATTAGAATGACATTGGTTGCAGCAGTGACAGTCGGCTGCCAGCTTTGCGGCGGCTATGATAACTTACTACATGCAATGGTAGTATTTGTAGCCGTGGACTATGTAACGGGCGTTGTCCGGGCGGCATATGAGAAAAGATTAAATAGTCATGTCGGAGCGTGGGGCATTGTACGTAAAATCGCAATGTTCGGTGTCGTAGCGGCGGCAAATGAGATTGACGGGCTGTTAGCTATGGGACATATTTTGCGGACCGCGACAATCGCTTTTTTTATCTCAAATGAAGGAATATCTTTACTGGGGAATATTGCTGCGCTTGGCGTGCCCATCCCGCCGAAACTACTAGAAACACTGGAAGGCATAAAAGATGGCCTAAACAGTTCGGACGATAAGAAGAAAAATAAATGCTAAAATAAGGATAAAGGGGGCGAAAAAATATGAAAATGCCGCTAGAGGAGCAGCTAAAACATATTAAGCAAGAATACCCGGAGGGCTATGATTATTTGACCTCAGAGTTTAAGCTGCCCCAATTCGATGATAATGACGAACTAATTACAAAGGAGGAAACAACGGATGAAAGTATTTATTAACCCTGGACACGCGCCAAACGGCAATCCAGACCCCGGCGCGTGTGGATGCGGACTGCGGGAAGCGGATGTAGTAGCAACAGTAGGCCGGCTGGTGGAAGGTTATTTGACGGCGGCAGGATGCGAAGTAAAAGTGTTGCAGTCGGATAGTCTCTATGAAATTTCTAGCGCAGCAAACGAATGGGGCGCAGATTGTTTTGTTTCGATTCACTGTAACAGTGCCAGCGTGGACACAGCACGCGGCGTAGAAACATACTCGTTCCATGGTTCGTCTGGCGGCTGGGCCCTTAACAAGTGCATTCAGCGGCAGATTGTCGGGGCGTTTGAAGAAATTGACGATAGTTTTCCAAATCGCGGATGCAGGATTGCGAATTTCCACGTTATCCGGGAGACGGATATGCCTGCCGTTTTGGTCGAACTTGCCTTTATTAATAACTCGGAGGATGCGGCACTTCTGAAAAACAACACGGATGATTTTGCCCGCGCCATTGCACGTGGCGTAACGGATTACGCACAGAGTTTATCTGACTGATAAAAAAACAGGCTTTTGATAACAAAGGGGGGCATAAAATGGAGCCAATAATTTCGCCGTGGCTAATTTACGCAGTGCAACTTTTGGAAAATTTGAGCGGCGTATGTATGATATTATTTGTAATAAGCTGCATTGCCATTGTAGTATTAGCTCTACCGGTAATTATTGAAGATGAAGATTTGCCGAAAAAATATCTAAAGACGGTAGTAATTATTGCGGCAGTTTGCGGCGGAATGGGTTGTATAATTCCAAACAAAGAAACAATGATAACGATGATTGTCGCAAATTATATTACGCCAGACAATGTTCAGATGGTACAGGGAAATATTGTGGACTTTGTAAAGCAGATTATGGAAGCGGCAAAGTGAAAATAAGCTAGGAGGAAAAAACAATGAGCAGTAAATGGATAGAAATTCGCGATTCTGCTTTGGAAGCATTGAGATTAGAAGAAGTAGGCAAAGGTCTGAAAAATCGCTTCATTGGTTGGGTCGGCGAAGAAGGCGTAGATTTTGTGCAGGGCTTTGTGGATGAAATCAAAGATGAATGCAAGAGGGATGCCCCGCAGGAAAAAGGCTGGTGCAAGATTCGTGATACGTTTATTGTGCCGCTGCTGTTAGATGGAGGAATGTTCCTGCTAAAAATGGTGATTGAAAAAGCGGCTGCGGAAGAAAAAGCCGCATAAACTCGTTTTACATAACAGTGGAAATGGGTTAAAATGTAACTGTGTGATACAGATTAAAAGTTACATACAAGTTACAAAAATGCTTGTGAAGCCTTATGTTACGGAGGTATTTTATATGGGAAAAATAACAGCATAAGGTCAGTTTACAAGAGACAAAAACCCCGCAGGGCTTATCCTTGCGGGGTTTATTGTTATATTTTTATTGTGTAGTGTATCAGAAAAACCGCTGAAATACGCTTTACAAGTTACAAGCAAGCGACAAACACACTAAATCTTATTGATTGCAATTAGTAGTTGTTCTAAAGATTTGTGCATATAAACGTGCTCTGTGATATTTCGGGAACGGTGCCCCAGTATCATCTGAATTATTTTCAGGTCAACTTCTGCGTTGCTTAGAAGTGTAGCGCAGGTGTGGCGACCGTCATGGGGTAAGTGGCTTTGCAGTTGTGCAGACTTTTGCCAAAAAAATTTCAGCGTTTCATAAGACATTTTATGCCCGTTGTGCATGACAAGATAGTCATTATCCGGCGAATATAACTCACGGATGAACGGCAGAATTTTGTTGGAAATAGGAATGATGCGGTTTTTGCTGGCGGCAGTCTTTAATCCGCCCTGCATATATCGTTTCTCCAAAAATACATGGTCCGTGGTAATGGTCAGCAATTCAGACGGGCGCAGTCCAGTATAAATCAGAATCAAGGCTAGGCGGTTGCCGGTATCGTCTGAATGCTGCCACAGGGCGGATATTTCATCTTGCGTAAACGGTGCGTGAATTGTGCTTTTTTCACGGGTAGGCAGTTCGATGCCGCTTGCCTGATTAATGGTCACAAGTTCAAGGTCAATCGCATATTTGAAAATCATGCTGACAAGGGACTTCATATGTTGCAAGGACGAAACGGAAAGTTTGCAGTTGTCAATTTCCGCTTGTATGTGTCGTTTGCGAATATCAATAAACGGCATTTGATGGATATTTTTTAGATGCTTATAGGCTTGGTCATAAACGCGGGGGACGTCACCGGCTCGGCGGGCGGCTCCCCACTTCTCGTACATTTCGGCAAAAGTAATCTTTTGATTATCCAGCTCATACGGTGCCTTGTTATATTCGGCAAGTGCGGCCATAGCTTCACGGCGCGTTGCGTGATAAGAGAGATACTTTTGTATCTGACGGCCTTCATCCGTCCATCCGGTAGTAATGCGGACGGCATAAGGGCGGCGGCGTTTGCCGGATAGTTTAACAATGCTCCCATAGCTGTTTGGGAGTCTCACAGATAACACCTCCATTTTAACATTGAAACTGCAAAAAACGTGCTGATGATGCTTATTTTTGCAGTTTCATTGTCTTTTTTAGATAGTAAAGCCCACGGGAAAACCGTGGGCTTTTTTAGTTTGTGGGGAAAAGTGTGTCGGCGTAGTTTTGAGTTTCTTTTTCTTCCAGCTGTTTTTGATGGGCTTCACGCTCCATTTTGCGGCCTTCCTGGAGGGCGGCAGCTATGCGGCCTAAGTGTCTAAGAATCTGGTCGCGTTCCTCGTGGGAGAGTTTCAGCAGGTATTTTGCTACTTGCTGTTCGGGAATAGTCAGCTGGTATTCCTTGGCGAACTCACGGAAGATTCCCGGCTCACCTTCCAAAAACATTTCGCCCTCGCCAGTTTCCAGCCAGTCGCGGGAAACATGGAACTTTTGACAGATAAGAAGAATATTTTTATCTGTGACAGTGCCGCCTTCCTGCTCCATATTACTAACGCCCATTTGTTTTAGACCGATTGCCTTACCAAATTCGGTTTGATTCAATCGTTTTGCTTTTCTGATGGCCTTTACTCTGGCGTTTATAGATAGTGCATCCATAGAAAAATCACCTCCTCAAAAAATATTTTATAACAGTAGGATAGTAAAATCAAGAAAATAAATCTTTACATTACTAAGTTACCGTTATATAATATAGAAAAAACAAAGATGATAAAGTATAAAGTAACAAAAAACATGTATAATGGCTTTAACAAGCCATTATAGCACACTCTATATAGAGTGTCGGCGGGAGAAAGGAGGGAGAGGATGGACGATTTTTTGAAAAAGTATATTTTGCAAGGAAAAGCAAGAATAAACATGGATGTGCCGATGAGTTTGGAAGAATTGGCAGTTTTAGCAGAGCTGCTGGGAAAGTTCAGCAGCAAATGCGGCAGCATTGGAGACACGTTGAAAGTGTCGGCAGTGCTGGCAATGGTGGTAGCGGCAGCGGCAGCAGCGCGGGAGGTGAAGAAAGATGTTTGACCGTGATTTAGAGGACGCAATGGAAGTCCTCAAACAGGAGCAAGAACGGCGGCAGATTCTAGCCGTCATTCAAAAAATCCGCGAAATGGGCGGGGAAGAGACTATTAAGATGTTGGCGGGGTACATGATGATTGCACCCGAACAGTCAGTAAAGGAGGGGGCATGATGGCAGCAATTCGGAAAATCCCGCCAGTGCTGGCGGCTGAAATGATGGGAAAAGCCCCCTCATTCGTATACATTGGATTACAAAGGCAGTTATTGCCTTTTGGCACGGCCATAAAGAAAGGCGAGGGCAGAACGGCGAAGTATAGCTATTATATTTCGCCAAAGTTATTCATGGAATACACGGGGTTTTCTGCCGCAGAAATTATAGCTGCGGCAGAAGAAAAAGGCTATTGCTGCGTGTGAGGTGCGGAAGATGGAAAGATGCTGCAAAAATTGTGAATGGCTGGGCGAATATGATAAAGACCACTATATTTGCTATCGTGATTTGATGGCAGGGATTTATCAGAAAGAAGACCTGGACATAGAAAAAGCACATTGTCAGCAGTACGAGAGAAAGCAGGTGCCCCATGATTGAACATTGGCCCGCAATGCTGGCGGGCATTCTGTTTTGCCTGCCAGCGTGCATTATCTTATATATTTGGGCGTGGATAAATCGGAGGTACGGGGAATGAAGAAACGGGAATTGTTGCGGGCGGCACGTATTATGTATGACTTGCAAGGGGATTGCGCGTTTAAATTTTGGGAATTTGAAGAACCATGCAAAGAATGTGCAGCCAACAAAGGCGATGATGTATGTGATTTATTCGTTGCCTGTCATGGCATTCCCCAAATGTGGGGTATAACTAAAGCTGATATTGAGAGATTGGAAAAAGAAGCGAATTTAGAAAAGGGCATAGCGGCCATTGACGAACTGGCAGAAAGTCCGGAAGAAAAAATTATCTAATAGGGGAGAGTGTACGGTATGGCTGAAAATAAGTACGTCGGTTTATGGTCGCGCAGGCAAGGCTGGTATGGTTCAAAAGCAATCAAGAAAAAAGATTTGCTAGATTTATTAGATGATGGGGATAAAATAAAAATCATTTTAAGGTACAACAAACTATATGAAAAGGACGGCAACAGACCAAGGTTTATATTAGCATTTGCGACAGAAGAAAATGCTGATGCAATGACAACGGAAATAAAATTTGTAACGGCTGGTGCTGTAAAAATGGTTGATAATGGAGAAACTTACGTTACAGTTGATGAAGCAATAGAGTATGCGAGAGCTGGCGTAAGCTCGATTAGAAGTGGGTACGATGCGTATGATGTGTATTGTCATTCCGATTTAGTAGGACAAACTTTAACAGAAATTTTTGAGTCGATTGATACTGAATAATGGGAGGTACGCATTTTGGGCAGGCGTAAAGAATGGGAACCGCCAGTAAGTAAAGCGGAAAGACGGAACCAAAAAGAAATACGGGAAGCAATAGCAAAACAGGAACAAATGCAAAAGATGAAAGTTTTGCAGGATATGGAAAAATATCACAAAAACCGGGAACGGCTGGCGGGGAAAGTAGCAGCGGCAAGGGAAATGGGGCTTAGTTATGGCTATTACGTTGCTTTTTATGTCGAATTCCGTGGGCGGCTGTCTATCATGTGAGGGGGCGCAATGTGGAAGATGCAGTTAAAGAAAAGTATTGAACTATACAGAACGGGGATAGAAAAGCCGTGGCGAGTCAGCTTGCTATTACGAAATGACGGGCGGCAGGTGATAGAACTTACTTCACCGGGCGCAGATGCTGAAAAAGTCCAGCTGAAAGCGTTGACAAAAGCAGATTATAACCTGGTGCTGAATATGATTACGCGGGCGGTGGAACCGGACGAAATACACCAGCAGATTGAAAGGGGCTGGGAATATGGAGTATGAAGTAGCGATAGAAACAAAGTTGTTTCCGAAGCGGAAGGAACGGCCGTGGGTAATTACGTTGCTACAATCGCCGGATAAAAAATGGTATATCAGCTTGCAGGCAGCATCGCAGGGAAAAGAAATGGTTATCCTGGAATGCGCCAGAGAAGACTACGAAAAGGTTATCAATATTCTTATATCGGCGATGGAACTGGACAACATAGAAGTGAAGGAGGGACCGCAATGCGGGCAGTCAGTATAAGCATAAAAGAAAAAAATGAGATTCCTTATTATACGGTCAAATGGCAGAAGGAACCGAACGGGGAGGAAATGCAATGCAAGAGTGCTGATTTTCCGCGACCGGAACTTATTTCAGCATTAAGCGGATTCGGCGAATTCATCCCGATTATGTGCATGATTAAAAAGGAAAACATTCGCTATGTCATTATCGCGGGTGCAACATTTGTCTACAAAGATAACAATGTCGGCTTATATTTGGGCGTTCAGCTGGAATTAACAAACGGCTATACATTGGAATTCAAAACGCCTGTGAAACGGCTTGATATGGATAATCCGGATTTACAGGAATCAACGAACTGGGAAGATAGATATACTAAGCTGGCAATGAAGCTGGGCGAAGAAATTTTACTTTATGCGCAGGGCAAACGCGCGCAAACAGAATTAGTATTTGACAGCGAGGACTCGAACAATGGAGAAAATGCAGCATTACCACAGCCAGAAAGAGAAAATTCTTGATTACATTCAGGGCATGACGGATGAACGCTTATACGAAGTGTTTAATTGCCAGGATGAAGACTCTGTTTTTGATTGTCCATACTGGGATAGAAAACGCCAGTGTTGCAAAAGCCCGTATGTTTGCCACAAGATACCGTTTGAAAGAGAGTTTGAACGACAACAGCGAGAAGCGGAAAAGCGGGCGGCGCAGCAGAAAACGGAGCCGGATATGGAGCAGGGGGCGTTGTCCTGATGAAAAAAGGCAGACCACCGGGAGTATACGCAATGTACAAGGGGGATGAAATGCTGGCAATGGGGACAATCAAAGAGATTGCAGAAAAAATGGGCGTGTCAGAAGCAACAATCCGTTTTCAGACAACACCTTCATATCGTAAGCGGTGCCGGGAAAATGGAACACATAGAGAAGTGTTTCCAATAGATGATTAAGGGGGCAGGCTGATGTTCATGGTAAAACACGAAGAAAAAAAGTATATTAACAAGACTTTGCGCTTTCCCGCATCTTTGATGCAGGAGCTGGAAAAAACGGCAGATGAAAATGATGTTTCCGTTAATGAATTGATGCGCCAGTGCGCAGAATATGCGCTGGGGAATATGGAGCGTGGCGAAGATGGCAGAGAATAACTTTGAAAAATTGCTTGGGAAAAATGGCGAACTTGTAGAAGAACGGAAAAAGCAAGTTCTGGAAGGTGCGTTTGGAATTGTGCAGCGATATTATGAAGAAACGCCAAATAAGATGGAAGCAGTTGCAAAGCTATTCAACAAAAAGATAAATGAACCTTTTGAGATAGAGTCAAATATACATAAGGCGAAAAAATGGGTGAGATTCAGTGATGATGGTATGCAGTATTATGATAGCATTTGTCAGCGCTGGTATCCTACGGATGGATTCTTGAAAGAACTTTTAACGGGGCAGGCGGTGATTGTCAATGGATGATAACAAGATGGCAGAAGTAGCGAAGCTATTTAACAAGGAACTAGGCGAGAGATTCACCGTGCTATATGACAATTATCAATTTAGTTGTTATTTTTCCGATTGTGGTTTTTGTGCGTGCGGTGTTTATGATAATCCGTATTTAGATTTTGACCCATTTATATTGCAAGATTTGCTGACAGGGCGGGCGGTGATTATCAATGCTTAAAAGAGCATTGTTCCGCATACAGCCTATAGAACAGATAAGGAAAAGAAAAAGACGGAAAAAAGAAATGTGGGAAAGACACAATGAATTTGTTGAATTTGTGGAAAAGGAGCAGGTGAAATGGAAATCAAAGAAACACTGAGCGCGATAAACAAGAAGGCAGATGAGCTGGATAAAATCAAGGGCGAACTAGGGCGGGAGGAACTTCTGGCACAATTCGCAGAAGAATGCGCAGAATTAGGGAAAGCGGCGTTAAAGCTGCGCCGGGGCTTAGATGGGCGCAATGTAACGCCGGTATCGGTACTAGATGCGGAACTAGATTTACAAGAAGAAATGGCAGACGTACTTCTGCTAATGGTCATGTGCGGCATAGAAGATGGCGAAATAGCGGAAACGATTTACAAGAAAGTGCCGCGCTGGTCCAGACGGCTGGGGCTGGAATAACGACATAAAAAAGCAGTTTTCTACTAATAATAAAGAGGTGCAGAAAAATGAGTTTGAAACAGTGGGTAAGACTACAGCATGAACACGTAGACAGTATGGCGCGTTCATTCATCAATGGATTTTTATTTGCAGTTCTCATGTATTGCTTCATCTATACATATTTCTTCATTCTGAAATAATTGTATAAAATAGAATATAAAGGGGCTACAAGCCCCTTTATGACTCGATAAAGGGGTTAATTTTAGGACCATATAGGAGAAAATTATTATGGCTTACATTCAGGAAAGATTTATTTCAGCAGACAAAAAAATATTAATCGTCAAGAAGTATCACAATTTGTTTGCAATGCCAAGTAAGGATTCCTTGCGGAAAAAGAGAGGACCGGCAGTAAATCAGACAACAGAATCCCAGGAAAAGAAGAATGAACGTCACCGGAAAGAAAAGAATATGCGGCTGCTGGTGGATAATTTCAAAGCAGGGGATTATTACATCACCTTTACCACGGCAGAAAAATTAACAGCAGAAGAATTCAAAGTAGAAATGAAAAACTTTATGCGGAGATTGCGCAGAGAGTATGAAAAGAGGATGGGCGGAGAAAAATTAAAATATTTCCGTGTAATGGAGAATTTAATTGGTCGAGGCCGTCCTCACGCGCATATGCTGATTCCGAAATTTTGTCCAGCAGAAATCATCAGGGGGCTACTGGATGGTATGTGGGATGCAGGCCATGTCAGCGTAGATATTTACGGCGGGTCGGCGCAGGATGCTTATAATGTGTCCAGCTACTTTTCAAAGCAGGACAAAAAAGAGCATGGCGCCAAAATCGACACCAGCCGGGGCAATTTGATTCGCAAGAAGCCGAAGAAAGAAATTATCCATCGTGAAACTTTCCGCGATGAATTTATCGCGCCGAAGGGCTATTTTGTTGTGAAGCCGTTATCGCATAATCTCAAGACGGATGCCGGGGATTATCAAATAGCCGTTTATCAGAAAATCGAAGGAGTGAAGTCAAAAAATGACAGAAGCAGAAGAATGGCAGAAAAAGGCACTAAAAAAGTATCGCGGGGCAGTAAGTCGAAGCCAGGGAATGCTACACGAAAAAATGATTGAAGCGGGATGCCAATATTACCGACAGACAGGACAAGCATATATTGTGAAAGAGCCGGAGCCGTTTCGCGTGATAAAAAAAGACAAGCGGACGGGGCGGGCGGCTATTCAGTTTGTCAAACACGCGCAGCCAGATTTTCATGGAACAATCAAGGGCGGGCGTTCGATTGTCTTTGAAGCAAAATATACAAGCAGCGATAAAATTAAACAAGATGTAATCACGCCGGAACAGGCCGCAAGTCTTACTATGCAGGAAAAACTTGGGGCATTAGCTTATGTATGCGTTGGAATTTCCAGGCGTGCTTTTATGGTGCCGTGGTATGTGTTCGGCAACATGAAAGATTATTTCGGCAGAAAATACGCAACGGCAGAAAATTTAGTGACTTGGGAAGTAAAACAAGATATGGCCATAAAATTTTTAGATAATAGAGTGTATATAAAATGAGCAGAGAGGGGGAGAAAATGGCAATTTTTATCTGTAGCCTTGTCGTGATGATGGTAGTATATGCGTTAATCGAATATCTATATGAAAAATTATCACCATTTGAAGCAATAGATGGAAAAGGGGCGGCAGAAGATGCAAACAGCAAAGGAAATACTAAAGAAAATTGAACAGGACAAAGAAACCGCCGAAAAATATTTGTTATCAGGGGAAAGAAACAAAACAAAATTTTCGCGGGCGGTAGTGATGCTTGAAAATGAGTTGTCCCCGATAGGAGTTTGTCTGCTAGAATCCCGGCGAGAATTAGAGAAAAGCAGAAAATATAAAAGCGGGCGGCATTGGGTGATTAAAACCCAGTTTATATATAACAAGCTGGCAGAACAACGGGGGCTAGAATGCGTTTGGCTGTCAGAATCAAAAATAAAAAGACAATGGCAGGCATATGTAAATATCATCAGTGAAATGGCAATAAGGCTTGACAAAGAGAAGTAAAATCGATAGAATAAAATCATCCTGAATGCAGCCTTTCCCAGAAGGCCAGAAAATCACGGTTTCGAGTCACCGTGATTTTTTTTGTAAAAAAAAGTATAACTAGCTATTGACAGGTATAACTAGCTATGGTATCATATAGACAAGATAAGAGATAACCACCGACACTAAGGAGGTAATCAAAATGATGGTTATAGCGGAAGTGGCAGGGGACATTTCTATTCAGAAAGCTCGCTTTCTGAATGATGACGAGAAAAAATCATATAATCCCGAAGTAAGGGACTATATGATGCGCGGATGTGGCAAGATTGCTGACCTTTCGGCATTGTCTTGGCGGGATATGCCGAAGCGCGAAGACGATGGGTGTTTTGCGGGAGCGAGTAGCCGCTGTTGGATTATCAACGATAACGAAGTAGAAAATTATATTGCGCTCAACAAAAAAAGGGAAAATGCAAAGCGCAAGGAAAAACTAGCTGGATATATTGATAGCCTAGAAAAATTAATAGCTACGGCAAAAAAACAGAAGGATTTGCCGAGCCGTGACGAAGCTAAAAGAAGGATTAAGGCTTATAATAACACTGTCAACGAAGGCGGAGAAGGTTATGTGCCACATATAATCACAAAAGAGGAATATGAAGATATGCAGAAACAGCTAGAAAAATACAAAAATGAAATGATTTCTTTATAAGCAGGGCACGACGTGTTAGGGGGAATAAAATATGTTAATTGAATTTGAAGGGAAGAAATATCTTGTCGATAGAAGCCCTAGTAATTCAGTTAGAATTAGACAGGGCAAAAAACGCAAGATGTTCTATTGGCTAGGGAATTTGAAGTTGTATGACGAAATTCCCGTGCCGTTGGATGGCGAACTCGTCGACTGGGGCGCGAGAAAAGTCGAAGGTCGCGCTGTCATTAAATCGGAGGATTATTCTAAACAGGACACGGTAACTATCTATGTTGCCGTTCAGGATGAAGATGTTATCAGTCGTAATATGTTCTTCGGTTATGTCGCAGAATATGGTCAAGCCAAGATTTTAAGACATAAAGAAAAAGCTCCGCAGCCGGAAACCAAAGGATTTGTGCAGAAGCTTATGTGACTTATTAAATGTAACGAGGAGGATGACTTTTAAATGACAGAACAAGAACGCCTTGCGCATAATGCAAAAATGCGCAAGTACCAAAAAAAACTGGGGCAAATCAGTATCAGGCTCCCCAAAGAAGAACTGGCAAAATACAAGTCAGCGGCAGAAGCAGCAGGCATGACCTTCAGGGCATGGATATTAACAGCCTTGGATAGAATGATAAGTTTACAGTAACGGATGCGACGCAAAAATATGTGATAAAAAAGCAGGGCTTTTCGCCCTGCTTTTTTTTGTCTCAAAATCGCCAAACAGTCCGAACTCTTTTACGGCGAAAATATGCTAATCTAAAATAAGAAACAATCTTACAACAAAAAAATCAATCAAAAGAAAACAAGGAGGGAGAAGGCGCGAACCCTTGTAGGACAAGGGGTAGGAGGTGTGAACAATGGCGAAAAAGACTTACAGATTCATCAATTCAAAAGAAAAAAATGACTTTCTCAATTATTACATAGAGTGTGGAACCATTAGCAAAGCCGCCAAAAAAGCACACATCAGCCGCCAAACACATTATGACTGGCTGAAGAACGACAAAAAAGGATTCTATCGCCGGGCGTTTGAACAGGCGGATAAAATGGCCGCAGATTTACTGGAAGAAGAAGCGTTCCGGCGGGCGGTCGAAGGGGATTTACAGGTAGTCTATTACAAAGGCGAAGAAGTTGGCAGGCGCAGAGTCTACAGCGACCAGTTGCTTTCTCTGCTGCTGAAAGGCAAAAAACCGCAGTACCGGGAAAACACAGAGATAAATAATAATATCAGCGTGGATTTGTCGGATGCAGTATCGGCGGCGCAGGCACGAATCAAGAAGGGACTAAACGAAAATGGCGAAGAATGACAGTCTAAATATGGAACTTGTCAGCTATCTTGCGCAGTTTGCCTATGACCCATACAAATTCGTGCTGGCGGCATTCCCATGGGGAGAGCCGGGACCGTTGGAAAATATGTGGCCGCAGCAGTGGCAGATTGACATTCTCAAAGAAATTCGTGACGGATTCAAAACCCCGGATGCGGCTATACAGGAAGCAGTCGCATCCGGGCACGGTATCGGCAAAAGTGCTTTAGTATCGTGGATAATCATTTGGGCAATGGCAACTCATGCGGATACACGCGGCGTAGTTACCGCAAACACAGACGGGCAGTTAAGGTCTAAGACGTGGGCGGAGCTGGCAACGTGGCATAGCCGGTTTATTTGCAAAGATATGTTTACCTGTACGGCAACGGCAATCTTTGCGAACCAGGCAGGGCATGAACGAACATGGCGTATAGATGCTATCCCGTGGAGCGAACGCAACACAGAAGCATTTGCCGGTCTGCATAACCATGGCAAGCGAATACTCATTGTATTCGATGAAGCATCGGCAATCATAGATAAAATTTGGGAAGTCACGGAAGGTGCAATGTCCGACAAAGACACCGAAAAAATATGGGTCGCATTCGGAAACCCTACACGAACTAGCGGACGTTTCTACGATTGCTTTCACAAATTCCGCAAATATTGGAAAACGCGGCAGATTGATTCGCGCACGGTTGCTATCACCGATAAAAAGAAAATCGCAGATTGGCTGGAAGCATGGGGCGAAGACAGCGACTTCTTCAAAGTCCGTGTACGCGGCGTTTTCCCTGCTGCTAGTGACAGCCAGTTTATCAGTCGCGCAATCGTGGATGAAGCAGTAAAGCGCATCCCGGAGCCGACGACATACAAGCAGTTGCCAGTGGTAATCGGTGTTGACCCCGCATGGACGGGTTCGGATACACTGGAAGTGGTAATGCGGCAGGGACCATTTTATAAACACCTGCTGACATTGCAGAAGAATGATAACGACGTGCACACGGCAGGACTCATAGCCCGCCTTGAAGATGAATATAACGCGGCCGCAGTTTTCATCGATTCCGGATACGGGCAGGGAATATATTCCGCAGGGCAGGTAATGGGCAGAACGTGGCAGTTAATCAGTTTCGCCGGAAAGCCCGTAAATGACTTATACGCAAATAAGCGGGCGGAAATATGGGGCGAAATGAAAGAGTGGCTGAAAAACGATGGCATGATTGAAGATGACCAGCAGCTTATCGACGATTTGACCGGACCAGAAGCATTTATCAACACGCGGGGCAGGCTGCAACTGGAGTCGAAAGACGATATGAAACGGCGTGGGCTGCAGTCTCCAAATAAAGGGGATGCCCTCGCCCTCACATTCTCGTATCCGGTGACGATGCCGGAACCGGGTTACAGCGGGCGGCGTGATATGTGCAATACAGACTATGACCCATTTTCCTGAAAGGAGGTGAAAAGCAATGTGTATCGGCAGAAGTGCACCGGCAGCAGCACCGGCACCAAAAGTAGACCCGACTCCAACGACGGTACAACCAACGGATGTACAGGCAGGCGAAGGCTCGGGCGCAGCAGAACGCAAAGAAGCGGAAAAACGCAAACGCGGCCGCGCAAGCACAGAACTATCCTCGGATAGAGACACAATCTTGGGCGGCTTGACACAGGGCGGCAGAAATACGCTTGGTTAGGAGATAATATCATGGCGGAAAAAGCAAGGATACCCCCGATTATAAAAACCGCTGACAAAGTGGCGAAGTTGGGGCTGAAAAAATCCGATATTGCCGCAAGGGTAAAGGCACTAATCGGAAAGCGTGAACCCTATATGACACGCTGGCGCGAAATACGCAAATACCAGTTGCCATTTGTGGGGCAGTTTGACGGCGAAGACGACGAAACAACAGCCGCAAACCGCAAAGACACAAGAGTGTATCATGGTGTATCCTGGGAAGCTAATCAAATATTTGCTGCAGGAATCATGTCCGGTTTAACACCTCCGAACCGAAAATGGTTTCGCATGGTCTTTGACTCGGAAGAACTAGCCGATAATACAGACTTGGGGCAGATACTGGATGAACGAATGAACCTCATAAATAGCGTGCTCGAACGCTCGAATTTCTATACAGCAGTACACGCCTGCTATTTAGAACTGGCATTTGGGCAGGCACCTTTGGGGATATTCCCGGATACTCGAAATGGTGTACACTTTGTGCCTTATCCCATCGGCAGTTATGCAATGGAAACCGGACCGGACGGAACAATAGAATTCTTTGCCCGCAAATACAAAATGTCGGCACGGCAGCTTGTAGACAAATTTGGCGCAGAAAATGTCCCTGAAGGCATACGGCAGGAGCTGGAAGGCGGCAGTCCGGGACTGAAAGCAAGTCATACCGTGGTGTGGTATGTCGAACCGAACCAAAACGCAGACCCGACAAAACTGGGCGGCGAATACCTGCCGTATATATCCGTCTACTATGTGGAGGGCAGCGAAGAAAACGAATTTCTCTACGTTGGCGGATTCTATGAATTCCCGGTTCCCGTGGCACGCTATCTTATCACAGGAAACGAAAGCTACGGCAAAGGTCCGGGATGGTTCGCAGAAGGTGACAGTAAAGCCCTGCAACTCATGGAAAAAGACCGACTTGTTGCTATTGAATTGTCTGTAAAACCCCCGATGCAGGCAACTCCCGACATGGCGAACAAGGGGATTAACATGATACCGGGTGGCAAAACCTATCGCATGGGGAATGATAAGGTCGAACCGCTATTTGATGTAGGCGCGAACCTGCAACACCTTGAATCCGCAATAGCGCAGCAGGTAGACAGAATCAAGCGTGAATATAACGCTAATCTGTTTATGATGTTGGATGATTTGTCGGATAAAACCATGACGGCGCGTGAAGTGCTGGAACGGAACCAGGAAAAAATGGCTATACTTGGTCCCGTGGTTCAGCGTATGCAATTTGAATTCCTCGGTAGAATCATTGAACGTGTCTATAACATTTTAGACCGTGCGCACGCATTCCCTGAACCGCAAGACCCGGAGCTTGCGCAAATGCTGGCGAACCAGGAAATAAAAATTGAATATATCTCCCCGTTGGCACAGGCCCAGAAAATGAGTGGCCTTGTCAATATTGAGCAGGCAGTGCAATTTACGGGAATACTTGCACAGTTTGACCCGCTTATCTTAAAGAAAATGGATTGGAGCGAAACCCTCAATCAGTATTTTGCCCTTGTCGGTGCCCCCGCAGCTATCAAGCGGACGGACGACGAATATAATGATTTGGTGCAGCAGGCACAACAGGAGCAGGCGCAAATGCAACAGGAAGCGCAGGCAATGCAATTAGTGCAGGCGGCAGCCCCCGCAGCGCAGGCGGCAAAAAATGCGACGGATGCGGCAAACGACGGGAACCCCGTCTTGCAGCAGGCAATGGGCATGATACCGGAAGGGGAATAAAAAATGTTTGATGCAAATGCGAATGCGGCAGCGGTAGGCCGCGTAAACAGACGGATAAAGGAAAGGCACCGGAGTGCTTATGTACGAGTGTTGGAAACCCCAGAAGGGCGGGCTTTTCTCATGGAGCTTGCGGAAATTTGCGGACTCTATGAACCAGTCGAAACACCGGAAGCGGAAGGAATGCGGCGCGTTGTCGTGCACATCCGTAAAGAAGTGGAAAATTTAGGTCTTATAGACAAGTGGCAAAGAGCAGAAAAGGAAACCGCAGATTTCAAGAACGAAATGAAACGCATACTGGAACAAACAGAACAGGAGGAACATGAAGATGGAATCACCCTTTAAAATGGATTTACAGTTATTTGCCGAAGGTGGCGACGATGCCGCAGGCGTGCAGGAAACCGACAACACGCAGGCAAACGATGCGGGCGGCACGATTTTGGGCGGTGCTGGCGCAGGGGAGCAGAACCCCGCACCGACAAATGCACCCACAACAAACAATAACACGCCTGAAACATACGATTTTTCCCAGCTTGTCCCCGAAGGTCAGGAATACGATTTGAAGGTGGCACAGGAATTCGGCGGCATTGCTCGTGAATGTGGATTGTCACAGGAACAGGCAAGTAAAATCGCCCAGTACGGTATGCAGTATATGCAGAACGGCGTGCAGGCGGCAATGCAGCAGATTGCAGCAACACAGCAGAAATGGGGCGAAGATGCAAAAGCCCAGCTCGGCGCAGACTTTGAAAAGACAGTCTCGCGGGCGGCGGTAGGTATCAATCGTCTTGAAAAATCCGTTCCGGGCTTGCGGCAGGTGCTGAATGAAACCGGCGCAGGAAACCGCATTGAAATGATACAGCTGATGGCAGCTATCGGAGATATGCTCGGCGAAGACAACGGGCACGGCGTGCCGGGTTACACCGGGGAAAAATCCTTGTACCCCAACACAAATTTTGGGCAGTACAGATAACATAGATTGGAATAAGTTTTCTTTAATCAAAGGAGGAAAAACAAAATGGCAGTATTAGGCAATACCGCGCTGACGATTTCGGATTGGCGCAAACGCATGGCACCGAATGGAAGCGTAGATTTTATCATTGAAGCGTTGATGAACGCGAACCCGATAATGGATGATATTCCGTGGATGATGGGTAACTTGCCAACAGGCAACAAAACCACTATCAGAACTTCCATGCCTACCCCGTCCATTCGCCGTATTAATCGCGGTGTAGAACGCCACAAAACACAGACTGAACAGGTCACGGATACTTGTATCGTCCTCGAAGACCGTTCCGTTGTGGATATTGAACTTCTGGCACTTGCCCAGAACGGCGAAGCATTCCGCAGAAGTGAAGATGCGGCATTTGTTGCAGGCTTCTCGGATGCAGTAGCCGCCAATATTTTCTACGGCGACACAGAAGCAGACGGCGAAACGTTCAACGGCTTGGCACGTCGCTATAACGAATACGGCGATGTGTCGTACAAAAATAAAGCTGCTTATCAGGTAGTATCCGCTGGCACGGCAGGCACCAACAATACATCCGGTTACTTTGTCGGATGGGGCACGCACGCAACGACGGGCATTTACCCGAAAGGCAGTCAGCTCGGCTTGCAGCAGCGCGATTTGGGCGAAAGTACGGTAACGGATGCAGACAACAGAGAATATCAGGCAGTAACTACGTTGTTCACGTGGAAGTGTGGTCTGGCCGTTGGCGATATTCGCGCAAATGCCGCAGTGCGTAACATTGATATGTCCACACTCGGCAGCTTAACTTCTGCGCAGAAGCTGGCACTTATTGAAAAGTTCATCCGCGCCAAAAACCGCATTCGTGGCATCCAGTCCCGTGATAAGAAAGTAGTTCTCTATGTTGGCGACGAACTCTACAATTTCTTTGAGTTATACCTGCTCGACAAGAACAACGTGCATGTAACCAGACTGGAACTGATGAATGCAGCCCCGCAGCTGTATTTGTCCGGTATCCCCATTAAGAAATGCGATGCAATCAGCGAAGAAGAAGGCGCAGTTTCTGCTGCTTCCTAAGAGAAGGAGGAAAACAAAATGATTTTCGATGGCGAAACTATGTTTTACGACAAAGCAGACTTGACTGGGACACTCACGTCTAACGTGGTAAACGTTGGCCCGGGTGAAAGCTATCAACCGATGTTCCTTGTTGTAAAGATGAAAGATGCAAACGACGGCGCAACAATTGCCGCAACTCTGCAGACAAGCGAAGATGAAGCATTCACAACTCCGGTAACACTTGGGACGATGAACAAAGCCGGCTCTATGCCGGTGCCGCGTGGCAATCTCGGTTACTTGCGGCTGCAGGTAGAAGCAACAGCAACGGCTGGCACGCTTACTGCAGGTTTAGTCGTAGACGATGAAATTAAACATCGCCAGTAATAGCCGGCAGCGGCAGGAAGGAGGGAAGGGTTAACCTTCCCTTTTTCTATAAGTGTACAAAAAACGCATAAAAACGAAGAAAGGAAGAAGGAAAATGAACAGGACAGATATTTGCAACATGGCATTATCTATCATAAAGCGGCAGCGGATAGACAGTCTCGAAGATTCAAGCGAAGAAGCAAAAGCCTGTGCAATCTACTATGAGCACACACGGGAACGCCTGCTGAAAATGTATAATTGGGGATTTGCCCGCAAATTGGAAAAGCTGGCACTCCGAACCGACAAAATCCCCGGCTGGGAATATTGCTATGGCTATCCTGCAGAATGTCTGACCGTGCAGCTTATCTTTGAAGAAGACCGGGCACGGATGCGGGAAATGGAACGGCAGGATTTTCAGATTATCACAATATCGGGAAATGATAGGGTTATCGGCTCGAACGTGCCGGAAGCCTGGGTAGAATTCACGCACAACGTGAAGAATACAGAATCATTCAGCCCAGAATTTACAGAAGCCTTGACCCGTATGCTGGCGGCAAACCTTGCTTTCCCGCTGACAGGCAACAGCGAACTGACAAACATGAATATGCAGCTTGCCCAGCAGTCAATCAATATCGCGATGCAGGAAAGCGTGAACGAACAAGAGCGGCGCACACAGTGGCCGCGAAAATATGAACGGGTAAGATTCAGCTAAGGAGGCAATAATCATGGGGCGGCCATACTATGCAATACAGCCCGCGTTCACGGGCGGCGAAATATCCGAAGACGTAGCGGCACGGGTAGATTTAGACAAATATCAGCTTGCCTTGCTGCAGGCAGAAAATACCATCATAAAGCCATATGGAAGCATACGCAAAAGGGCGGGGACCAGATATTGCGGAACGACTAAAAATAATGGCTATGCAATATTGAGGAAGTTTGAATATTCGACAGACCTTTCATATATGCTCGAAATTGGCGCAGGATATATCCGCATTTGGAAAAATGGCGCGTATCTGAATGTGGAGCTGTCAACACCATTTACCGCCAGTGATTTGAATAACATTCGGACGGTTCAATCAGTGGATGTTATGTATATGTGTACGGGTAATCACCCGGTGTATAAACTGATGCGCTATGCAGAAAATAATTGGCAGCTGCAAGCCGTAAACTGGTATATTCCCCCGTTTGGGGAAATAAACTCGGATGAAACATTGAAAATTGCCCCCAGCGGCTTAAGAGGAACAATCACGCTAACAGCAAATAAAGACTTGTTCAATGCAAACTATGTGGGGGATTATATAAAACTTAGTCAGCGAGTAAAGGGCGTATCCGTGGATTTAAACACAACAGCCCCCGAAGGCGGCACGGGAACGGGCACAAGTTCAGCGATTGTCGCGGGCGGCACTTGGAAAGTAGTTACGCATGGTACATGGACGGGCAGTGTCACGATTCAAGAATCGGATGACAATGGCGCGACATGGAGCGAATTACGAAGGTATACATCAACCGATGATTTTAACGCCAGTGAGTCTGGCAGCGTAGAAGATAAAGTATATCTAAGAATCGTAAATAGCGTGTCCAGCGGCACGGCTAAGGTCACTCTAAGTGCCTACGCATATAACAATGAGGGTTACGCAAAAATAACCGCTGTAGGCAGTGCCAGGAGCGCGACAGCAAGTGTTATTGAATCCATGGGCAGTACAGAGGGCACGGCAAACTTTTATTTCTCAGCTTGGGGGAAAAATCGCGGATACCCATACACAGTATCTTTCTTTCAGGACAGATTATGTTTCGGCGGCAGTCCGAAATATCCGCAGCGCGTGTGGATGTCGTGCACAGGAGACTATGAAAATTTCGTGGTCGAAAAAGAGGGCGGCACAGTGACGGACGATAGCGGCGTGACGGCAGATTTACTGTCTTTGAAGTCATACCGGATAAACCATATGTGCAGCAGCAATGACCTGATTGTTATGACCGAAGGCAACACGTGGACGATTAGCGGCAGTGAAACAGTCACGCCTTCCAATATTACCCCGCGTAACCAGGAAACATTCGGCGCGAATCATATTGAGCCGGTTAAAGTAGGCTCTCGAATGGTATATGTGCAAAAACGCGGTAGCACGGTTCGCGATGTAGGCTATTCGTACACATCCGATAGTTATATGGGTATGGACTTAACCCTGCTGGCAAAACACTTGGTGCAGGATATGACGTTGGTGGATGGCGACTATGCCCAGGAACCGGATTCGTGCGTGTACTTTGTCAGAAGCGATGGCGCGTTAATCTGTCTTACCTATGTACCAGACCAAAAAGTGTACGCATGGAGTCACATTAAAACGGATGGCCGATATGAAGCAGTAGCCGCAATCACGCAGGGTAACAATGATATGGTATATGTCATTGTCAACCGCACAATAAGCGGCAGTTCGCGGCGATATGTGGAAGTATTTGACATAGACCGGCGCAGTAATGCACAGCAGGATTATCACATGATGGACTCATACATAGAGAAGAACGGCACAAAATCCACAGTAATTGGCGGTTTATCTCACTTAAACGGAAAAGCGGTGCAAGTGCTTGCAGATGGCTATTACTATGACAATCAGACTTATGTTGTCAGCAACGGACAAATAACGCTGCCGGAAGCGGTCACGCGGGCGGTTGTTGGTCTGCCATATCGAATGATTGTGGAACAGGCAAATTTCGATGCAGGCAACACAGACAGTGGCACGTTGCAGGGACGAAATAAAGTTGTGACAACAGCTATCCTACGTCTGATTAAATCATATGGTGGCAGCATTGGCCCGAACGCATCCGCACAAAATAAAATCATCTATGACCCTGAACGAATAGAATTGACCGAACAGCGGCTATTCAGCGGGGATAAAGAAGTGGTGCTGGGAACAGGCGGCTATGACAACTTCGGCAGGACTTACATTATTCAGGCGGAACCCTATCCCTTCATTCTGTCAGCGATTATAAGGGAGGTAACACTATAATGAAAGATTATTGCATGGAAAGTATCAGCAAAACGAAGGAAAAAATAAAACTCGTTAATGAACTGGTGGAAAATATACGGGATGTTGACAAACAGGAAATTGAAGGACTCGGATTTTCGACGATGCGGGGCGTGGAGGTATCCATTTATGATACCTGCCCCGTCTATGTGGCCCGCACAAAAGCAGGAAAATTGATTGCCTGCTGGGGGCTGCAGGTGCTTGTCGGAAAAGAAAAAAATACGTACATTATTTGGGCACTGGCAACGGATGAAATAAAGCATTATGAAAAATCATTCGTAAAGGAAAGCCGCGACTTACTAAATCGGTGGGTGGATTTATACGGATGCTTAGAAAACACCGTGGCAACATTCAACAAGCGGGCAATTCGCTGGCTAAAGTGGATGGGAGCAGAATTCTCCCAGCCGCATAAAATCGGTAATTGTGAATACCTAGACTTCAAGCTGACGAAAAGGAAGGAGAATTAATCATGTGCAGTGTACTTGCAGGACTTACAGCGTTGGGCGGCTATATGCAGTATCAAAGCCAACAAGCGGCAGCGGATGCGCAGGCGCAGGCATACGAAAATCAAGCGCGGGCGGCAGAACGTAACGCACAAATAGAAGGGCGTAAACAGGAACAGATTGCCGACAACTATGCACGGCAAAGCGACGATTTACGGCAGCGGCAAAGAATCATTCAAGGGCAGAACAGGGCGCAGGCAGGCGCGGCAGGTTTGGGCATGGCAGGCAGTGCCTTGGATATTCTCTCGTCCGGCTATGATGCCTACAATCAGGACAAAGAAACCCTGCTTTCTAATCAGCGAAACGACAACTTCAACAGCCGGGTTACGCAGTCCAATTTCATCAACGAACGAAATAGCGCACTTTCTGCGGCGGCAAATACTCGCGCAGTAGCAAAAGCGCAGAGAATGGCAACAATCTTGGGGACGGCGGCAAGCATTTACGGCAACATTGGCGGTGGCAGTGGCGGCAGTTCTGCAGGCAGTTCTGCAGGCAGTTCTGCAGGCAGTTCTGCAGGCACGGGCGGAGCCGCAACTTCAATCACAAGCAAGGTGGGCACGAACACTACGGCTAATTGGTCAATGGGAAGCGGCTATAGTTTTAATCCCACAAATACACTGGGACAGTGGAATAAAAGTCTTGACCTGGGAAATTTCAGACAGAAAAATTATTTCGGCTATACAAAAGGGCGGTGATGAAAAATGAAATTTACACAAAATAGCCCGGTGGTAACACCAAACACGATAGGTAATGCCCGCGTGCAGGTATCGCGTGACCCTATGGCGTATGGCACGGCAGGCAAGGATTTTGATGCGTTCGCCGGTGCAATAGGACAGGTAACAAAAGTGGTACAGCAGCAGCAGGATGATATGGATGCAGCAGACCATATGAACCGCCGAAACAACATAATGACCAACATCACCAAGAAATTATACGGCGAAGACGGATTATTAACGAATGGCATTGGCGAAAACGCAAAAGGATTGACAGACCGTGTTCAGCAGGTAGTCAAAGAAGAATTCGACAACGGATTAAAGGGCGCAAATGCCCGCGTTCGGCGTTCCATGGCAGGCACGTTCAATGAGAATATGGGCAATTACCTTCGCATAGCATCGCAACAAGAAGGGCGCGAATATACAAAGGTAAAGGATGCCGATTATGCAGCAAACCAAAATATCCTGCTTGACCAGGCAATAGCGGGATATGCAGACGGGGATTCCGTATCATTCGCCGTCAATCAATCCATGAACCTTTTGAATTACCGTGCAAAAGACCAGGGATGGAGCAATTTGCAGTTGGAGTCGGAAAAGCGAAAAATGGTTGGGCAGTTTGCCGGGGGCGCAATTCAGGCGGCAATGGATGCAGGCGATTTAACGCAGGCAGATATTCTCTATAATACCTATGGTCCACAAATGGACCAGTCCGTAGCAATGAAATATCAAAAGGCATTGCGCAAAGAAAAACAGATTGTCGATGAAAAAAATGAAATCGACGACTTGATAAAAACAACACTGAACGCGAACGGGGAGCCAGACTGGAACAAAATTGAAGAAATCATCAAAGATAGGGCAAAGCAGACAAAAGAAATCGGCGGCGGTGGCGGCTCGTTCTTTGCGGATTCGTCTTTGAATGATGAAATCATGGCTGCGGCAAAAGAATTCAATGTAGACCCAGCGTTAGTGGCAGCCGTCGCGGATGTAGAGTCGAACGGAAATCAAAATGCAGTATCTAGTGTAGGTGCACTAGGGGTAATGCAGTTAATGCCGGATACAGCCGCAAGCCTGGGCGTAGACCCTCACGACAGAAAACAAAATATTAGAGGTGGGGCAAAATATCTTCGGCAAATGCTGGATACATTCGGCGGGGATGTACAAAAAGCCGTTGCCGCATATAACGCAGGACCCGGCGCAGTCAAAGATTATGGCGGCGTTCCTCCCTACAAAGAAACACAAAACTATGTCGCAAAAATATTGGGAGAAGGTGGCACCTATTCCAAGTATAAAAAAGCCGCTGCGGGCGGTGGCGGAAACTTTGACAAAGGGTATAACTCTATTGTTGGGCAAAAAATGGACTACGGCGAAGTAGGCTGCGTAGAAGCCGTAGTAAAAGGCGGCAAGGCGGCAGGGATTCCGTTCTTTGAAAAACAGCAGGCGGCAAACGTTGTCGATTGTGACACGTTGAAGACAAATGCTGCGGCAGCTGGGATAGCGGTAGAAAATTATGACCCGAACAATCCCCCGCGTAAAGGCGATGTAATCATCTATGACCGGGGCGAACGGCAACACGCAGTAACCGCAGACGGCAACGGCGGGTATTGGGGGAATAGTTCATCACAGGGAATCGTCGTTCATGGCAGAGATTATAACGAAATGGGCGGCAAAGTACCTACACAGGTTATCCGTACCGGTAGTTTAGGTGGCGGCGGTGGTTCATCCCGAACAGTAAATGTCCATGATAGCGGATATGAAGACCGCATGATTAAGAGACTGGAAGTGGCACGGTCTGATTGGAAACGGCGCAAAGCCGATTCCGACAACTTGCGCCTTGAAGGGTACCAGACACAGATTCAGCAGGCGGGCAGTGCCACTAATGCCTTGTCGATACTTGAACGGATTAAGAGCACAGAAAAAGACCCTGCTATTTATAGCAAGGTCATTCAAACAGCCCGCACGTATTATCCGGATGCCTTCAAAGAAACGAACAGCATCACAGGAACGCGGCGCAGTCGTTCTTCTGGCAGGGGCACGAAAGGACTTGTAAAAGACGATATTATACAGAAAGTATCGAACAGTATTGAACTGGGTTATAAGCTCACGCCTAGCATGATTAGCACGATTGACAAATGGAAAGCACAGAACCTTTCCGATGAAGACAATGCAGTGATTAACAGCGCATTAGACGGTATCACGGATTATCTGGATGCAGGGCACGACATTGGAGAACTTTACAACGAACTGAAATCGAAATACGGCGCAACAAATGCCGCTATTATCGTGTCACGCGTAGACAATTACTATATTAATGCGTGGAACAAAGACAAATACAGGGGGGAAAGTGACGATGAGTAATTTTGACGGACTTAATGATTTTGTGGGCGGCTTAAATACCGCAGATGCAGAAGAAAAAGCAAGGAAAGAAGCAGAAGCAGCAGCCGCAGAAGCAGAAGCCAACAAAACCTTTACCGACCGGGCAATGGATACGCTAGGCGAATGGGGCACGGCTATTTCTGAAACAGCGGATGAAGCGTTGGATTTTGCACAAAGAACCGCTGATGATGTGTCACAGAGTTTCCGCGTGCTGGGCGGGCAGCTGAATCAAATGGGTGAAGCATGGCAGGAGCACTTGCACCAGGGCGCAAACCTGCAGGAAGCATGGCAGAACGGCACGTTTTCACAGGAGAACGTGGAGCAGTCGCAGCAGGCGGCAGAAAATTATCTGGAAGAAGCAAGCAAGGTGCCAGAAGCGGCAGCAAATATCCCAAAAGCCGTAGTGCGGCAGACAGCCCGGGCATTTATCAATAATTACGCAAACGACAATGAAAGCGCGTTTCAGCCGCTTGCCGAATCCCTCGAACAGTCGGATGCAAACCTAAATTACTTTATGACCAGTGAGGAAAAACTCACCAAGGCACGGCAGATAGAGTCGGAAGTGGGTATTCCGGCAGAAGCTGTATTAAGTGACGATAAAGCATATAAAGCCGCGCTTGAAGTCTATAACTTCAAAAAGCGCAAAGAAAATATAGAGGATGTATGGCAGGAATTCCCCGAAATCAAGGATATTGCAAGCCTTGACCCGCAGGCGGCAGCCCTCGCCCTCCATGATATTGATAACGTCCGCAAAACGCATGGTATCGTAGAATCGTTCACGCATTTTCTGGAACGTGGCAATATCAAGTTGGAATACGACAACTTGCAATACAAGATTATGCAGGGCAAGGCAGACGACAACGACATACAGCGTGCCGAAGACTTGAAAAGGATGCTGGATAACGACAAAAAAGAAGCCCCTTCTTTTTGGGACGACCCGGCAGCGGCAATGGCGGCAGGTGTTGCACAATCTATCCCCGAAATGGGACAGGGTATTAAAGAGGGCGTAGAAGATGCTGCCCCTGCAATAGCAGCCGCCGTAGCACTTACAGTTGCAACGGGCGGTACTGGCGGCGTAGCACTTGCAGGTGCGGCAGGCGTGGGCGCGTTGCGTGCTATGATAATGCGGGCAATAGCCAGTCAGGGCGTTAAAACCGTAGGTATGCGCGTATTTCAAGCGGGAATGTTCAAAGGTATGGCTGAAGCCGAAATAGGTTCCCGCTACGGCGAAATGGGCGAAATGAAGGGTACGGACGGGAAACCACTCTATACGGATGATGAACGCAGATTGTGGGCGGCTTTGGGCGGTTTTGCAAATGCGGGCATTGAAATGCTGGACTTTGGCCTTATCACAAAAGCACTTTCACCGACTCCCCATGCGGCACGAGTCTTTGAAGATATTGTAAAAAATACGGCAGTCAAAAAGACCCAACGGGAAAAAATTGCAGAAATGGTGGGCGGCCGTGCTAAAGACTGGTTAAAACTCACGGCGGCAGAATCCGGCGAAGAAGCCTTGCAGTCTGTCAGTGATGATTTGATTCATAACGCGGCAGTATCTAGCACGGGCGAACGCGGCAGCAATATTAAGCAGTATTCGGCAAAAGACATTGCAGACCGTGCAGGGGCGGCGTTCGTCGAATCTCTCCCGGGTTCTATGGGCTTTGCAACAGTAGGCGCAGGCGGTGGCATGGTTAGCCGTGCAGGTGTAATGGCACGCAGTGCCCGTAGAGAAGCCCGCATCGCGCAGCAGTACGGCGAAAACGCAGTGCAGACAATGAATGGCACAATCATGGTTGAACAGCTGCAGCAGGCAGTCGCAAGCGGCAAATTAAAAGAAACCGCGCCGGATGTTCAGAAGAAAATCCTCCGTGAACAACTTGCAGATACGGGCTATGAAATGGCCTATATTGATGTAGAAACCGCCCTGCAGAAAGAAAGCGGCGTGGAGGATTTAAAGAAAGTCGCAAAAGCAAACGGAATGAGCAATGAAGACCTGGACACGGCTATTTCGCAGCAGGGATTTATTTCCGTGCCAACCGAAGTTCTCGCGCAGGTAGAAAACACGCCTGATTTGCTGGATTCTGTTACCTTCAAGCCGGATGCGGAGTCAATGGCTCGTATGCGTATGAACCAAAAAGAGCTGACAGAAGCATACAATGAAGCGATAAAACGCACACTGGATAACCGCCAGCAGCTTATTCAGAATATCATTAGCCAAGTGCTGCCGGAAAACGCCACAAAAGAGCAGAAGGAAATGCTCGAAACAGCTATTATGATGAATCCGGACAATCCGGCACAGGGATATGCAGAATTACGCAAGGCGGCGCAGGGAGAGCTGAAAGACATTCTAAATCCTGCACTAAATGCGTTGCGGGCAGGAATGGGCAATGCAGGTCTGATGGATGTTGCAGACGAACAAGGGAACACAAAAACAATCCGCTATACGGAAAATGCGGACTGGTACAGGAACTTCTATAAGCAGTTCAAGCGGCAGCCAACAAAGGCAGAATTGCAGGATATGGCTATTGCTATGCTTACCGGTGATGCCGCTGCCCCGCAGGTGCAAGGCTGGACGATTGACAGCGCAGAAGCACAGACGGCAATGGAGCAGAACAAGGCCAATATCGACCGCATAAGAGGTAACTTGAAAGCCCTGCAGGAAATCAAGTCGGCCGCTGAAAAATTGACGGGCGTTGAAATGCAGCTGACGGAAGGACTTACGCCGGAAGGGTTCAAAATGTATCGGCAGTTGTCGGATTGGCTGCGCAACGTGGGCGGCGCAACAGCAAGACAGGCTCGAATGGGTGCTATTCTTGCGGCTCGTCATGCGGATATTTACGCGGCAAAGGTGACGGAACGCACAGGAAAGAAGTATACCGCAGAAGACTATATGCGCGACAAGATAGGTTTCAGCGTTCGGCGGGCGGAAGGCGGATTAAATCAATTTGCTGGTGAAACCGCAGAAAATGCAAATATTGATAGCCTTATCCAAGCTGAAAATCTTGAAAAACAGGGCGTAGGCATGGATGAAATATATCAGGAGACAGGCTGGCTGAAAGGCAAGGATGGAAAATGGAGATTTGAAATTCCGGACAATCTAAACGAAATTAATTTTAATTTATATAAAGAAGGAAATCCGGAAAATAAAAGCCGCCAGCTGCAAAATATCTATAATAACCCTATGTTATATGAAGCGTATCCTTTTCTTGCTGGAATTAGTGTAACACTAAATGATATGGGGAATAGGGAAGGAGCAGCGGTTGTTAGAAACGGGCATTATGAAATAATGCTCAATAAAAATAGCAGTGATTTTTCCAATAGTAAAACCCTTATACATGAAATACAACACATCATTCAGCAAGAAGAAAGATTTGCGGTAGGCGGAAATCCGGCAAGCGTTCGCCAGCAAATCATGGATGAAATAGCTGATTTACGAAAAAAACTTTCTCATATACCGAAAGCCAAAGAGTATATTGATACGAATAATGAATTAGTCGAAGCATTATTCAATAACGCGGATAAAGAAATCGTTGAACCGTTGGTTGACAAGATGGATAAACTTAATAATGAGTTATCTGAAAATACGCGGGAAAAAGTAGAAAATATTTCGGCTATGATTACGCAGTTACAAGATATTCAGGAAACAGATAATGAATTCAATCTATACAGAGACTTAGCAGGAGAACAAGAGGCAAGGGCTGTAGAAAAACGCGCAGTGATAAGACATGCAATGTCAAAAAATAATATACCGGATTCAGAAAATAAAACACTTAAATATCCACAAATACACAATGAAAATGCAATAGTTGTATTTGGCGGGCACGAATATGCCATGTCACAAGAACCGCGCACACTTGCCGCATACCATAATACCCGCGTGGACAATTTGGAAAAGTTGATAGACCAGGGATTAGCTGTGCCCAGTATTGCCATTACCCATAAAGATATACCCTATGATAATTTTGGTGATGTTACCCTTGTAGGTAATCGCAATCTGATTGACCCGGAAAGCGGCGTGCCTGTCTGGACTCGCGATGCCTACACCACAAGAATTCCAAGGGCAGAATATTTGCCGACAGAGAAAAAGAAAATCAAGGCATTCATGGATAAGTGGCGAAAAAACCTGCAAGGGATAGGAGAAGGGGAATATGTGCTGGACAGACTGGAAGAAGCAGCCCAGGAAGACCCGGAACGTGTAGAAGCCAGAACACACAGAGACGAATTCACCTATTACTATCTGACAAAAGTATTGGGGCGTGATGTGGAGCTGAAACATATTCGTCCTGATTATGAAGTGCCTATTTTGCGCAATGGCATTTATGCAGGACAGATAGAATCCATCATGCACACCAAGAAGAAAAAGGCAGACAAGAAAAAAGCCCTTACCGAAGTTTTCATAGCAAGATATGAAAAAGCATTGGCAGAATATGCGGAAAGCATACCGAAAAAGAAAGCCTATTTAGATGCGCAGCCTTCCCCAAAAAGGAAGATGATGTATGAAAAGGCATTGGAACGCCAGCGCGAAACGCAGGACAATTTAGCGGCAATTAAACAGGCAGGAGAAATCAGCGAGGAACAATACAAGGAAATTCAAAAGGATATTTCCCGCGTGGATAAAGCAGAAAAGGAAAGTACAGAAATTGACTGGGGCAAAACCTTTTCGGAAATGCGGGCAAATAATAAAGATGCCTTGAACAGTGACAAGTATCAGCAATGGCAGGATAAGTTGCTGGATGATATTCGTGGTGATGCTGTAATCAAGATTGGCCGTAAATATGAACCATACACAACAGATAATATCGTCCGTGCAATGCTCAAAGAACGCGGCGCAGCACAGGAGGATGTGGGCGGATTCTCTACGTCTAAGGCGGCCGCGATGGGGGCAACGTCCTTAAAATCCATAGCAGACTTGCACAAAAACGAATCCCGCCTGGTAACGCATGAACAGGCCAACAAGGTTATAGCGGATGTTGACACAGCGATTAATGATAGCTTTGAAGGCGTGCGGGAATACCACAAAAATATTGCCGCTGACAGTTATTCCCTGCCGGAAATCTATAATGAAGCCGTGGCAAATGCTATCAAGGGCGGCAAAAAAGCAACGGCAGCGAATGTAAAAGCGGCATTGAAGAAAATGGAATTCGATGTAGCTAAGATTCCTGCCAGTGCCATTGATGATGTAGTAAATGCCGCTAATCAGATGCGGGATGCCGCTGCGTGGTACTTTGAAGCAAAACCGCAACGGGCGGTAGGTATCAATGAATTTTCCGGAGCCGTAGTGCCGGAAGATACGCCAGCAGAGACAATCCAAAAATTGGAGGATAACGGGCTGACAGTTGAAACCTATAATCCGGAAGTAGCGGGAGACAGGCAGCGTGCAACAAAAGCCGTGCAGGAAAAACGCGCAGAAACCCTCTTTCAGCGTACCCAGCAGCAGATTAAAGGGCAGACATCTTTGCAAGTGAACGGAAAACGCATTGTATCTATCCTTGAATCCGCAGACGAATCGACATTCATGCACGAAATGGCCCATGTATTTCTCTACGATTTGCAAGACCTTGCCCAGATTGATGATGTTTCCGCAAAAGAGCTGGAAATCGTCAATGAATGGGCGAACTGGCAGAAAGGCGCAGCCGCAGAATACAAGTCTACTCCGTGGGCAAGAGAATTTGCCCAGCTCGAACAAGAAATCATAGATGCAGAAGCCCATGGAGATTTTGACACGGCAGAACAAAAGAAACGCCAGTGGCGCCAGGAACGCTTTGCACGCGGCTTTGAATTGTATCTGAAAGATGGGCAGGCACCGGCCAAAGGACTGAAAGCCGTATTCCGGAAGTTCAAACAGTTCTTGCGGCAGATATATGCAGCATTTGTCACCGATGGCGGCAAGCCTACTCTCCCCGTAAAGCGGGTAATGGACCGCATGATAGCATCCGAACAGGAAATAGAAGCTATGGAACTGGAAGACCGTTATGCAGACGTACAAAAAGCGGGCGGCGCGAAACTCTTTGACGAATCCGAAGAAGATACCTATAATCGCTGGTACGAAGAAGCAAGCGCAGAAGCCAAGGAAAACCTGCTGAAAATCGTGATGAAAGACCTGGAAAAAGAAAAACAGGCGCAATTCGATTTGCAAATGGAAGAAGAAAGGAACAGAAAAAGAAACGAATTACAGCAGGAACCTGTTTATTTGGCAGAACGCGCAGTGATGGCAAGCGGCGATGAATCCATCGTGAAAAACTGGTTCGCCAGTGTAGATGAATTCAAAGCTGCTTTAGCAAATACAGTGCCGCTGGAAGAAAACCTGCAGGAACACATGGACAAATTCGCGCAGGATTTGGATGCAAGACTCATTGAAGACCATCTATCCCCGGAAGCCGTGGACATGGCTATGAAATCCTCAAAATACCGCGTGAAGCTCGAAAGCCTGAAAGGAAAGGCAATGGCTAAGAAGCTGGGGTTAATCAATCGCATTAATTCTAAAGCAGAAAAAGCGATGGAAAGCATCGAAGAAAAACTAACAGCATTACCGGAAGAAGTTGATTTGAAAGTGGATGCACAGTCAGACGGCGTAAAATCGGTAATGCAGGAGATTAACAAACTTCGGTATTCGGCAAAGTGGAACGCGCAGGAACTGGAACATATAGAGTCTATGATTCGTGCCAGTACGCAGGATGAAGTGCGGGCGGCTCTAAAGGAGCTGAAAGAAAATAAAGCCCAGGACAAACAGCGTGAAGAAGAAATCCTGAAAGCAAATGAAGGGCGGCAGGCAATATTCCGCGATATGGCCCGTGAGTCTATGGCAATGAAACCCATTAGCGAATCCTGCAATGTAAATTATTATATGCAGCAGGAAAAGAAAATGGCTCGGCGCGTGCGTGATATGATTCGCGCTAAAAGATGGGATATGGCAATGCGTGCCCAGGAACAACAGGGAGTATATGCGGCGATGGCTGAAATGGCTGAAAAAAACCGCGAACAGCGCAATAAGCTATTATCTCAGGTAAACCGCGAACTAAACGCACGGACTGTACGCCTGCCAAAGAATGAACGCTATTGGCATAGGCATTTGGCGTATATCCTCCGGATAGCCAAGACGGATGCAAACCCACCAACCGAAGGCTTTGTACAACTCAATGACCTGCTGCAAAGTATGGCGGATTCTCTCGACATTCTCGAACATTCGCTAGATAATGTATTGGTCATGGCGAACAAAGGCGAAGACTTCAAAGGCTATCAAGATTTGACTCTGGACGAATTCAAAGAAGCCGTAGAGTCTTTGCACGTGCTCTATACAGTCGGCCGCGACAAGTTCAAGATGAAGACCATCGACGGAAAGAATTTGCTGGATGTGATAGCCGAAATCACCAGCGAAGAAAACACAGTCGCGCAGAATGTAGAGGTAGACACAAGAAAAGTAAACCCCGACAAAGGCGGCGTAGGCTATTCAGAACTAATCGGGAATACAGGCGATACCGGCCATTTGATTGCCAAACGCGGACAAGACTATATCATATCTAGCTTGAAACCAGAAAATATCCTAAAGATGCTGGGCAATGCCGCGCATCGGTATATTTACGGCACGTTGGAACGGGCGGCAGAAAATGAAGCCAGGATGCAGGCGGCAAACATTGAAGCATTGCGGGAAATAATGAGTGTCTACACGCACAAGGAACGGCAGGAATGGACAAAGAAAATCTATGACCTCTCAACAGAGAAAGGAGACAAGATAAGCAAAGAACAGATTATGTGTATGGCCCTAAACTGGGGCACAATGTCAAACCGGCAGCGACTTTTGGGCGGTCTTGCATCAGATGAACGGACCCCGGAAGCCGTGGCACGAATGACGGAAGAAGTGATGCGTTTATTCCAAGGAACCATGACGACCCGGGATTGGCAGGTAGTGCAGAAGCTATGGGACCACATTGGCACATACTGGGATGATACCGTAAAAGTAGAAGAAAAGCTGAACGGCATTACTCTGGAAAAGATACCTGCAAATAAATTTACCATCCTTACCGCAGACGGGCAGGAGATAGAACTTGCGGGCGGCTATATGCCGGTAAAATATGCGCCGGAAAAATCAGCTCGTGCAGAAGAACATGAAGTTAATGAAATGGCGCAGTCCATGATGGCAGGGGCGCAGCGTTTCGGCGCAGGCAGGAGCTTCACCAAAGGCAGAACAGAATTTGACATATTCCGTCCGTTGCAGCTGGAATTCGGCGTAGTTGAAGAACACTTGCAAAACGTCATTCACAATGCAACATACCGCCTGCCGGTACGTGACGTGTACCGACTGGTTACAAACGTAGATTTTGAAAACTTTGTGACAAACCATATCGGGCGTGAATATCACAAGATATTGCGCGATTGGGCGGTGGATGTGTGGAAGCAAGTTGACCCGAACCAAAACACGGCAGATAACGTATTAAGTCGTGGTTTGGGGATGCTGCGGCGCAGTGCTACCATGTCTATCATGGGTTATCGCATCTGGCCGGTTATCGAAAATATTTCCAATATTTCCGTTGCATCGGCGCGCATCGGCACCGGGCAAATGGCTGCTGCGCTCGGTGACTTCTACACCGATTTACGCGGAAACTTCAATACCGTGAAAAAGAAGTCACTATTTATGCGTAATCGTTTAGATAACCTTGACCGTGACATTAGAAGCCAAGCAGGGATTTTCCGCGCAGATAACAAACTGATGGAAATTGCGCGTGACCATGCCTATGATTTAATGGTTTATTCGGATTTGATGGTAAGTGCCCCTCTGTGGATGCGTGCTTATAAAAACGCCTATGAACCTATGGTAAACAAAGTGAAGGAGGAAAACGAACAGAATATAGCCTATCTGATTAAGTGTCAACAGGAAGTAGACAGAATCCGTGCCAAAATTGCAGACCTGCTAGGGGAAGCAAAGGCAATGGATGAACACTTGAAAGATAGACGATACGCAAGCCCAGAAACCGCAGAAGCATTGCGGCAGTCGCCGTTTGCTCTCCATACAGACAATGACCTGCGGGCCTTGTCTGGGGAAAACCTCAAACGTGCAAAAGCAATGGAAAAAGATTTGTGGGCGGCAGAAGTGGCTTTTCAGGAAGCCCAGGAAATAAAGATTCTCTCGGATGATGAAGTCTTAGATGAAGCAGAACAGCGGGCAGTCTTTGAAGCAGACGGCGTTATTCGTGATACGTTCGGAAGCGGGCGGACGTTAGACTTGCCTGCCGTACAGCGCAGCCGCAATGAAATTACAAAACTTCTCACGACGTTCTACGGATTTTTTAACACTCAATTCAATGCCGTTTATATGTCTTATGTGAATAGCAAGCACTTACCAGCGCAGAATGCGATTGAGAAGTGGGCACCATTTGCCAAACAGATTATGTTCCGCTTTGTCTTTACAGCATTAATCGGCAGTCTCTTGCAGTACGGCTTAGGCTTAGCTGGCAATGATGATGATGATAAAAAACGGAAGGTAAAAGATGCGAACGGAAAAGAAGTGGAAGTAGATATTCCTGGCTATGAACGTTTCCTGAAAGTCTTTGCCAAAAATTCCATATCAACGGCAACGGGCAGTATGTACCTGGTCCGGGATGCCATCAATGCGGCAATGGATTTTATCATAAACGATAAAGCCTACGGAATGAATACAGGAAGTGTCGCGGGCCGTGGTGCATCTGAATTCGGTAAAATGTTTATGCTGATTGCCAAAAAGGGGCAGAGGGATGCCGAAATTCAAGCCAAGGAAGAAAAACGGCAGAAAACCCACGAAGAAAAACTGAAAAAATACAAGGGCAAAAAGCGGCAGGAATATTTGAAGAAGTGGGAAGAAGAACAGAAGTATCAAAAGCCGCCGAAGCGTATTACTTATACGGAAATTGCAGGGCACGGCTTGAAAGCATTCTCGTCTGTAACGGCAGCAAACACAGGTATAACCTCCACGATGGTCAATGCCATTACATCCACAATGCAGTATATGCTCGATTCGGATATGCGGTATGACCCCACCTGGAAAAACATTATCTGGTCGGCAGTCTTTGACAAGAAACCGGTTGAACGTGAAATTCCGAAGAAGCCGGAAAAGGAGCCGAAGAAGAAAGGAAAGGGAAAGAAGAAAAGCAAACAGTCCGAACTCTAACAACAAGTAAATAAAGTAAAATAGCAGTAGGGGCATTCCCTGCTGCTATTTTGTATAGGAGGTGTGAAAATGTGGTAAACAATAGAGATATAAAAGTCGCTTACCAGGGCGACGGGATAACAACAGTTTTCCCTTTTAGTTTTCCGTTTATCAAAAGTGAGTATATCCATGTAGCAATATATGATTCGCTCACAAAGGAAACAGTCACGCTTACAAGTGACTATTACGTAGACAGCGTAGCACACACAGTGACTTATCCGGGCTATGCGCCGGGGCAAGCACCGGCTGAAAGTGCAAGACCGCCAGTGTTGCCTTCAACGTCTACAATCACGATTTACCGCCAGACAGACATTGACCAGCTGACGGATTTAGGGGACAAATACCCGCTGCCGCAGATTGAATCAATGTCAGATAAGCTGACGGAAATTCTGCAGGAACATGATGAAAGTCTTGCCCGTACTATTAAAGTGCCCATTGGGGACCCGGAAACGCCAGAAGAAAAATGGTTCAATCTGCAGACGTATGTTTCAGAAGCGGCAGGTTCGGCAGAAGCGGTGGCAAACAGTGCAACAGAAGCGGCAGGTTCTGCGGCGGCAGCTGCAAACAGTGCAACAGCGGCGGCGGCAAGTGCAGATGAAGCAACATTTCAAGCCGGGGCAGCTGAAGGCAGCGCACGGCGGGCGGCAAAATCCGCGATTGATGCAGACTTGAACGCTACGCGGGCGGCGCAGAGTCAAACAGCGGCAATCGCTAATCTTGTTGGGCGTGCAGAAAATGCAGTAGCGGCTATTAATGCGTATGCAGTACCGCCGTGGAACGCTGGTACAGTGTATAGCTATCCGGCAGTGGTTAGTTACACAGACGGGCAGACATACCGCTGCATTGGCGAAAATGTGCCGGCAGGGACTACACCGCCATCAAGCCCACTATGGATGCGCATTACCACTCGTGGCGGCGACGATTTCTGGGATATTGATGTGTGGGGTGGCTATATGCCAGCCGAAGACCCAACGTGTAGTTTTTCCTGGGAACTTGACGGCAACGGTGATGTTATGCCCCGTATTGCAAGTGATAATACCGGTCGTGAAGCAAAGACTCTTGCTGAATACGCGCTGGATGCAGCACATGAAGCGACGGCGGCGGCAGAAGAAGCAACGGAAGCTGCAAATGCGCTGATAGCTGCAACACCGATGGAACTTGATTCTGATGGGGATGTAACACCGGTTGCAATTCCTGTTAGCGAAGAAGATTCAGAAGAAAGTGAGGAACCATAATGGCTACAAGAAACATTGTTCCCCGTGGTGACGGGGAAGGAAGCGTAGGTACTTCTGCAAAGAAATGGGATGCTGTATGGGCAAACAAAATAAATAATACAAATACAGCTGACTTAATCGCAAATACCCAAGACAATTATAGGCAGCCCGATACTACGTACACACTCGGTACAATTAAATACCATCATTCGTTACCTACAGATTATTACCTTGAATGTACCACGCAAGGCACAACTTCTAGCGGCGATTTGTCTATTAGTAGCACTACAATCGGAGATACAGTGACTGACGGTACGGTGACATGGACGATTTGTAAAGAAATCGGCACCGGTAATGTACCGCTTGTTGCAGGCTACAATCAGAAGCAGACGTTTACGAGCAGCGGTAGCTTTACCGCACCAACCACGGGGCTATACAAAATCACGTTACAAGGCGCTGGTGGCGGTGGCAGTGGTTCATCTCGTAGTAGTTCCTATTATGGCCCGCGTGGTGGCGGCGGTGGCGGCGCAGGCGGTCATTTAGAATTTTACGAAAAATTGACCGCAGGTACATCTTATAGCTTTACAATCGGCGCAGGCGGCGCTGGGAGCGCAGGAAGTATAAGCACAGATGTAGCACAAGCTAGTAATGGAGGCAATTCTAGTATCGCCATCGGCGCAAATACATATTTGTGCACAGGCGGCGGTGGCGGATTTGGAACTGCGACCATTTGCGCCGGTGGCCGTGGCGGTATCGGTAAAATAAATGATATAACAATAACTCAGTCAGCACCAGGGGCGGCAGGTGGCACCGACTCTTCAACAGGGTCAAATAAAGCACTTGTTGGCGGCGGTGGCGGCGGTGCCGTTGGCGGCGGTGGCTATGGGTCTTATGTCGACGGCGGTAACGGCTATTACGGCGGCGGCGGTGGCGGCGGTGGTAGCAACATAACGTCAGTTGTCCAAAAAGGCGGCAACGGCGGTGACGGCTACATCACTTTTGAATGGCTCGACACCTCTTTGCTATAATCAGAATATCGCACACAATAAAAAATATCTCTACAAAATAAGGAGTTGATAAACATGGGACGATTTTATAGTCCAAGCGGCAATTTTGAAGTATGGGACGAAAAGCCGGAAGGATACTTTACACTTGAAGAATGGAAACAGCTTCATCCTGACCCTGAACCGCCTGAACCGACAACGGATGAAAAAATTGCGGCTCTTGACGCACAGTACAATGCCGACAAAGCAGACCTGATGAACGCATATCAGACTGCACTTGTCTACGGCGATACAGAAACGATGGAAAGCCTCAAGGCTGATTTGCAGGCACTTGATGACCAATACGATGCTGACTATGAAAGAATCATAGAGGAGGGCTAACCATGGCAAAGAAAAAATACTGCAACCGTTGCGCACATGAAATGTGGTATGACGAAACGGCAAAACGTTGGTACTGCACGAATCCGAAGTGCGTGAAGTACAAAGAACAGCCAAAGCAGGATTCCGCGACTGACACGGCTGTCGGTGACAAATGAAACGCTTAATAGCAGGTATAGTGGCGGGGCTTGTGCTGGCTCTGCCGCTTACTGCTAGTGCAAGCATAAACAATCACGACAAAGCCGCCCATATAGGCGCGAGTACGGCGGTAGGCATTGTCTTGGCACAAAACAAACCGTTCAACAAGTGGAAGCCTTGGCAGAGAGTGCTGTTTAACGTGGTTGTCATTGGTGGCGGTAAGGAATGGTTTGATTCGCGGCATCCAAATCGACATACAGCGGAG